CAACCAGACCATCGGGTTTACCAGCTTCTGGGACCGCAACCAGGCCATTCAGAACGCCACCATTAGCCGCGCCCGCGACCTGATCGTGTCGATGGTGTCCGGGCTTCCCATCAACCAGTACGGCCTGCAGTGGATGGGCGAGGAATACGAGGAAGTGGCCCTGCCGGGTGAGACGTGGATGTCGCGCCCCGACCCGAACGTGACCCGCCAATTCCTCCTAGCTTGGACGACCGACGACCTTTACTTCCACGGCAAATCCGTGTGGTATGTGACTTCGCGGTCCAAGACCACCAACTTCCCGCTGTCGTTTCAGTGGCTACCCATGAACGACATTCAGGCACTGGACATGTCCAGCGATATCTGGCCCCGCCCTTCCAACCAGCTGACCTACAACGGCATCAATCTCGACATGAACAACGTCGTGCAATTCCTGTCCCCCATCCAGGGGCTGCTGTACGCCGGGTGGCGCGAGCTCGAAATAGCAAACCGCCTGGACACCGCCGCAATGCGTTTCGCCACCAACGAAATTACCGCGGGCTACTTGCAGCAGACCGCGGGGTCCGAACCGATGGAAGCCGAGGACTTAGCGGATCTCGCAGCTGCGTGGTCTTCTGCCAGGCGCAGGAACGCTATCGGCGCACTGAACAGCGCGGTCGAGTGGAAAGAATTTTCCAGCGACCCATCGAAGCTGCAGCTCGTCGAGGCCCGCCGCCACACCATGTCCACGCTTGCAAACCTTGCGAACGTGCCGCAGTACCTGGTCGGCGCGGACACCGGGTCCGGCATGACGTACCAAAACGCGGTCGAGTCACAGAAGCAGCTGTACTACTACGGCGCAAAGCCCTACATCGACTGCCTGTCGCAGCGTCTCTCAATGGACGACATCCTGCCCAGGGGCCGTTTCTGCCGGGTTGACGTGTCCGAATTCATCCGTGAACCCGAAATGGAAATGGGCCCGGAAGAGTCCGAAAGCGAACCCACAAGGGAGCCCGCATGAGAATCAACTTCAGCAATTCGTCCGTCACGTTGGACGCGGCCGCCGGGGACAGCGAGCCGCGCATCTCGGGTATCGCAGCCCCCTACGGGGTTGATGCCGAGGTTTCCACCGGGCAGCGCGTCCGCATCATGGCTGGCGCGCTGCCTGTGGACGGCAAGATGCCCCGCCTCGTCATCGAGCACGACACCAGCCGAGTGGTCGGTGTCGTCGACATGCGAGAGGAAACCGATGCCGGGATGCTGTTTAGTGCCCGCATTGCTGACACCGCCGAGGGCCGCGACCTGATCGCACTGCTCAAGATGCAGGCTCTCGACTCAGTCTCCGTTGGTCTGTCCGTGACGGACTACGAGATGGACGGCAAGACCATGCTGGTCAAAGCCGCCGCGTGGGAGGAGCTGTCTGTCGTGTACCAGCCAGCGTTCCCGCAAGCCCAGATAACCCAGATCGCAGCCTCCAACCCGGAGGATGACGAACCACAACCCGACACAGAGGAGAACAACGTGTCCACAGAATCCACCCCGGTCGAGGCCGCAGCTGCCGAGACCCCCATCCCGACCACCCCGGTCTACGCAGCGGCACCCAAGCCCGCCCGTCTCCCGTCAGCAGCCGAGTACATCGCTGGCATCCTGAAGGGCGGCGAGGCAGCCGAAGCCATCCGCAAGCAGGTCCGCGCAGCGGCTCCGAACGTCACAACCGCAGACGACGGTGGCCTCTTGCCGGAAGTGTTGATCGCCCCTGTGTACGACAACTTCATCGGAAACCGCCCCGTGGTGGATGCCGTCGGAGTCAGGGCAATGCCCGCAGACGGTGCCGTGTTCCGCGTCCCGTACGTCTCGACCCACGCCAGCATCAGCCAGCAGGCCGCCGAGCTCGACACGCTGCAGGCATCGCTGTACGCCGTGTCCTCGTTCGACATAACCAAGCTCACTTTCGGGGGCTACTCGTCCGTGTCCGAACAGATCATCGACTGGTCCAGCCCGGAGATCGTCGGCAGCATGCTTTCCGATATGGGCCGCGTCTACGCGTACCAGACCGACAACTACGCCGCCGACCAGCTTCTCGCTGGGTGCTCGCAGTCCGCTGTCCTCACCGACCCGACCTCGCCGTCGGAGTGGGTGTCGGACATCTACGACGCAGCCGTCACCATCATCAACAATTCGAACGGCAACGTGCCGACGCACCTGTTCCTCAGCCCGAACATGTTCGGCTACCTGGGCAAGCTCGTCGACACCACGGGCCGTCCGCTGCTGGCCCCGACCATGCCGATGAACGCGTTCGGCAGCCAGGCACCCTCCGGTGCTTTCACGAACGGGTCGGCTTTCGGCCTCACCGTCGTCGTCGACCGCGGCTTCGCAGCAGACACCGTCATCGTCGGTGACCCGTCCGGCTACCAGATCTGGGAGCAGCAGAAGGGCGCAATCAGCATCGACGTGCCCTCGACGATGTCCCGCACCATCGCATTCCGTGGCTACTTCGCCACGAAGATGGTCGACGCGACCAAGTTCGTCAAGCTCACCTGATCTGACGACTGAGGCACTGAGGGTCTGAAGCATGGCTACGTTCACCGTGACACACCGCCGCCGGGTGGCAAACACCTGTGCGCTTCAGACCCTCACGCCCACAGACATTGCAGTCGGGCAATCAATCACCGTTGCCGACGTAGGCGGCGGCTTTGACGGCACGTTTACCGTTATCAGCTGCGAGCCGTACGCCCTCAAGGAAGTCGACAGTGCCGGATACCTGGTATTCGACTACAACGACACCCGCCTAAACCAGGTCATCTACGAGGACAACGGTGACGACCTGGACTACGAGGCCTGCGACGGCACCATCACCTGGACACAAACCTGCACATGGATCACCAACCAGAACGTGTTGGACTGGCTGGGAATCAGCCCCGCCACCGCCAACGACACAGCGTTCGTAACGGTATGCACGGATGCCGCGAACGCCCTGGCGCACCGTCGTAGAAGGGCTGCGGGTTACACCGACTCCCTCACGACGGTGCCCAGCGGTGACGTAAAGCTTGGCACCATCATGTTTGCAGGCAACCTGTACAGGATGCGCGGCAGCGTCGAGTATCAGTCGTTTGAGGCCTATTCGTCCGGCACACAACCGATCAGCGCAATGGGCGAAATCCTCCGGCTGTGGGGATGCAACAGGGCGCAGGTGGCATGAGGTGGGCCGCACCAATGACGCAAGAGAACGCCTCGTCGCAGAGCTGGTGGCAGCAGGTCTGGCAGTCGTTGAGGACTCCCGCAACGCCCGCCCAGGCACCGTCATCGTTGAACCCCCGGTGCTCACACGCTCCACGTTCGGCGGCGCAGGCACACAACTTGTTTGCGAGTTCACGGTGTACGCGGTCCAACCACCGCCCGGCAACCTCGACGCGCTCAAAGCCCAGCTCGAACTGGTGGACACAGTGATCAACACCGTGCCCGCCACAGCCGCCGCACCGACCACCTACCTGGTCGGATCGCAGGAACTGCCCGCCTACTCAATCACCGTCCAATACCCCGCCTACTAAGGAGACCCCGTGGCAACCTACAAAGTCTTAGCCGACAACATTGCCGGCAAGAACCCTGGAGACACCATCACAGACGATGAGCTTCAGGGCGCAAACGTCGATGCCCTGCTCGAATCCGGGCACATCGCCAAGACCACCAACAACAAGAAAGCAGAGGACTAATCATGGCCATTTTCGTCATGAAGAACGCCAGCGTCACCATCAACAGCGTCGATCTCAGCAGCTACTGCTCGTCAGTCGTGCTCGACTACAACGTGGACGCAGTGCCCGCAGACGTCATGGGAACTTCCTACCACACGTTCCAGGCTGGCCTGGAGAACACGACCTGCACCGTCAACCTCAACCAGGACTTCGCCGCCACCAAGACGGAGGCCACCATCTTCCCGCTGGTCGGCACCACCACCACCGTCGTCGTCAAGGCCGACTCCGGCGCAGTCAGCGCAACCAACCCCAGCTACACGGTCACCGGGTTCCTTGCCTCGTCGCAGCCCGTCAACGGTGCCGTTGGCGATCTCGCCGCCATGCAGCTCGTGTTCACGGGCAAGGTCGTGAAGGCCACCAGCTGACATGTTCCTGCTACACATCACCACCGTGCGGGCTGATGGGTCGCAAGACACCGTCGAGCTGTCAATGGCAAGCCAACTGGAGTTCGAGAAGATGGAGACCATGTCTCTCATCGACGCACTCGACAACCGGGTCAGCCAGCACATCCTGACCCGGTTGTCCTGGCTGGCATCCAAACAGAACGGCATCACCGTCCCGGCATCCCTCGACGAGTACGCCCGCCAAATCAAGACGGTGGGCTACAAGGTGGAAACAATCCCTTTTGGCGAAGCGGCATCCACGCCACAGTCGCCGCCCTCATCCTCCGTGGAATCCCCTACTCAGAGCTCCTAGCGATGCCACCCACGCTGGTGGCAACCCTCGCCCAGGCACTATCGGAAAGGCAACAGTGACAGTCCCCAAGTCGTCGGTCAAGGTTGTTGGTCTGGAGCAGGCCATTAAGGATCTCCGCAAGATTGACCCGCAATTCTTGGCGGACCTCCGCAAGCGTTCCCGGCTTATGGCTAACGAGGCTGTTACCTCGGCCCGGCAGGAGTTCGACGCAACCAGCGCAGGCTGGTCCAACAGCAAGTACCCGCTGACCGGGATGGCTAGCGGCACTCTGCTGAAGGGACGCAACGTGGTGTGGAACCGGGCCAAGGTTCGGCGCAACATCAAGTTTCAGCTGGGTGGCCCAAAGAAGTCGGCCCGCAAAGGCAAAGCGTTCAGCATGTTCTCCATCATCCAGAGCGACGCGGCTGGCGCAATCTACGACATGGCAGGCAAGGACGGCGGCAGCTTCAACCCCGAGAAACAATTTGAGGAGTCGCTGCAGGGGAAGGACCGTCCGCACCGCACCGCCCAGCCGGGCCGACCGAACAAGGGTCCGTCCCGCTACATGTGGCCCGGTGTGTGGTTCTACCTGCCCCAGCTTGAGGAGCGAATGGTCGAGCTGATCCGCGACCTGGAGCGTAAAGTCAACAGGCAGCTCATAAAGAAACGATAGGCAATGGCAGTCCGGCTTCCAGTCATAACTGAGTACGACAACAAGGGCATCAGTGCCGCTATTGGCGACCTAAAGAAACTGGGCAAGCAGCAGCTGCTCGGAGTGGTGTCCGCGGGTGCCCTGGTTGACGCGGCGCGCCGATCCATTCAGGCAGCGAACGAGGATGCCCGGTCGCAGCGTCTGCTCGCAAACACTTTGCAGAACACCACCGGGGCAACCAATGACCAGGTGGCGGCGGTCGAGGCGAACCTGCAGAAGCTTCAGTACAGCGCAGCGGTAGCAGATGACGAGCTCCGTCCGGCCCTGCAGAAACTGTTGCAGGCCACCCGCGACACAGGCAAAGCACAGGACCTGCTTGCCACCGCGCTCGACATCTCAGCGGTGACTGGGCGCGACGTGGAGACCGTCGCCCTCAGTCTCAGCCGCGCCTACCAGGGCAACATTGGTGCGCTCCGAAGGCTCGGGCTCCGCGTCTCCGACACAGCTGTCAAGTCCAAGGACTTTCAGATGGCAATGGAGGAGATCCGCCCGGTGGTGGACGGCGCAGCCGAGGCCGCAGCCAAGGGCGCGGACGGTGGCTGGAAACGGCTTGGCATCGCCCTGGGTGACATCTCCGAAGTGGTCGGCACCGAACTGAACAACGCTCTCGGGCCGACAGTCAGCAACCTTGGCAAAGCTGCACAGGCCGCAACGGAGGCGGGCGAGTCCGGCAGCTTCCTGGGCAACGCAACGAAGGTTGTGATTGCTGAGCTCATCAAGGCCACCGCCGGGTTGGGCCTCTTCGGTGGGGCAGCCAAGTCTGCGAAGAAAGACACCGACGATCTGGGTGCTTCCGTCAACGTGACCGCGGGCAGGTTCCGCGCCCTAGAGGAAGCAAACAAACGGGCGTACTCGGACATGCGGAAGAAGGCCGAGGAGGAAGCCAAGAAGCGCGCCGAGGAAGCCCGCAAGAAAGCCGAAGCCTTGGCAAAAGCAAACAAGGAGCGTTTGGCGACCGCCCTTACCACGGCACGGGAACGCCTCGAACAGCTGACACAGGCCTCCCAGGACTACTCTGACAGCATCAGGGACTCGATCACCGGGGCCATTTCCCTGTCAGATGCGGTGAGCCGTGCGACCGAAACTGAGCAGGCATACAACGACGCGCTGGCGGAACGCCGCGACGCATACGCCGAGCTCGCCAAACTGCAGCAGGTCACGTTCGACGCAGCCACAGGCAAGACCCAGGTGGCGGACGCGGAGGATCTGGCTGCCGCTATGGAGCGTGTCGCCAAAGCTGAGGGCGCAGTCGCGGAGGCCCAGGGCAAGCGGGTCGACTACACGGCTGCGTTCCGGGAACAGGTCAACGCCGCCAAGGACTTTGCCGGGAGCCTGCAAACCCTCATTGGGCAGGGGCTCAACAAGACAGG